CTTCAAGCGGCGTACCTGCAAACATCTTGTCGTAAGCACCCTTGTCCATGCCGCCAACGGAAGCACCTGACGGTCCGTTGCCCCTGCGTTTTGCTTCGGCCTGTGCAACCGCTTCGGCCCCGGCATAACGCACCTCGAAGCCGCGCAGCGAGCGCCGCCGCCGACCGCCAGTGTCGATGACTTCGGCTGTGCCGGTTTTTGCATCATAGGTGCCGGGGACCACGGTCATGACGTGACCGCCCGTCTGTCCGATTGGCACATTTGTCTTTGACGCGACCATGCTGCCCATCGGCCTGTCTGGCGCATTGATGTCACTCGGTTCGGCATGTTCGCCCCATGCCCGCCATTGCGATCCAATCGCATAGCCCTTCGGCACGCTGAAGCCTGATCCGCCGACCATCACCCGCGCAAGGTCGCCACACCATTTGCTGTCAACACGATAGCCGCGCTGCTGCATAAGCTGGCGCATGCCGGATGTGTTGCCCTGCGCGGCCAGCTTCGACAGGTCGCTGACCGTGCCCATATCGACACCCTTGCCGGACTGATCGGTCAGAGCACTTCCTGTAGCACCAGCCGTTGCGCCGCCACCCATCGGTGCTGCGCCAGCACCACCGCCGCCACTTGGGCCGCTTGCACCGCCACCACTACTCCACCCTCCGCTGATGCCGCCAAACGCAACACGCTGCATCCCCGCGCCTTGACTGCCGCCCGGTCCAGCACCGCCCGTCACATAGCTCTGAAAATCTACCAGTGCGGCGAACACGCCCTCCTTGACCATGCGTGAACCTTCCGACAGGTCGGTGCCGCCACCCCTGAAGCCATCGCTGAATGCAATTGGCTGATAGCCGCCTGTTGTGCCGGTTGCCGGTGCCAGCAGCGGATTTGTCCCCTGCGGCGTAAAGCCCTGCGGCGTTGCGCGCGGCGTCACTCGCGGCACACTCCCACGCCCCGGTGTCGGCGCGATCATTTCACCGATACCAGCACCCGGACTGAATGGGTTTGTCAGCCAAGTCAGTAGACCGCGACCCGTAAACTTGTCGAGAAGGTCATTTGCTTTGCCGAGCAGATCGAGAAGTTCGCTCAGTGATTTGATGCTTTCGGCCAGCCCCGGAAAAAGCTGCTGGCCGGTTTTCATCACGAAATCATCCCACGCAAAGCCAAGCGCAACGATTGCCTTGTGAAATGCTTCGGCGTCCTCTTTCTGTTTTTGTGTCAGCGGAGCCTTGACGCTTTTCGCCAATTCCTCGAACGAGAGCCGCGCCGCCTCCGCGCCAAGTCCGATGTCCTCGAAAAACCTGCGACCGCGATCACCGGACGGATCGAGCTTGTCCAGCGTCTGCTTGAAGTCGAATGCGACCTTCAGCTTATCGACGGTTGTCACCGCCGCGTTCATGCGCTGCACGACCGGACCCGCGCCCATGCGGATCAGTTCCTCACGCACGCCGCCGATGCGCAGTTTGAAATCATCGGTGTTGCGCTTGAAGCGTGCCAGACTTGCGTTGAATGCGTCCGGCGCAATGCCAGCGTTTTGCGCTGCCTGCGAAAACCCGCGCAAAGCATTTTCGGCAATGCCAAGCTCCGCGCTGCGGTGCTTTAGCTGGACGATCTTTTCCGACACTGTCGAAAGCGTTCGCACCAGCGCATAGACACCGGCACCAACACCAGCCGCGCCGAGACCAAAACCGCCGAGCGCAGGAACTGCACCGCGCAATTCCACGACAAGCCGCCGCATTACGTTTGTTAGATTAGTTGCGCTCTGGCTGACGCTATCGAGCGCGGGCTTTGCCTGTTGTGGCAGAATGCCGAAGGCCCTGCCGATCTGCCGAATGTTGTTAAGGGCTTCCTCGGAGGAAACCGTCGCCCGCATTCTCAGGACTTCTTCAGGCATCCCGTTGCCTCAGTTTTTCTGACGCAGCCAACAGCCTGTCGGTCCATTGCAGATGCCGCCACACGTCATCAAGCGGCATTGCCAGAAACTCGTCCGGGTTACGCGAGTAGAAACGCGCCAGCCGATAGCAGTTTAGAACTGCATCGCCTGACTTCCCGGAGGGAAAAAAGCCATAAGCGCGTGAGCACAGGTGGACCAATCTTCTGCATCAAGCGCCTTGATTGTCGATGGCGGCACCTGCGCGAGGACGCTCATCATCTGCCCCATTGCGGGCGGGTTCGGCCTGATCTGGCCGCTCGCCCAATCAATGTGGATCGGATAATCGTCGCCCAACGCCATGATGTCGCCGCCTGTCGGCCTGCGGAAGGTCAGCTTCTTGACCATCTCTCCGTTCGCCTGCACAGGCGTTCCGAGGTCGATGGTGACTTCCTTCCGCCGCACCGGAATGATGTCCGCCGTTTTTTCCGGCGCAGGGTGCTCACCCGCAATTTGTTTCGCAGCTTCCGCCATTGTGTACCTCCGTTACTTGATCATCTCATCTCGTCACAGGACACGCCCTCGAACCGGATGCGGAATTGCCCATCATGCGTGTTGATGTCGAGCGGTCCCTTCGTCCATGCGTTCCGCAAAACGTAGGACGTGCCGTTGATCAGTTCTGCCGTGACCGTCACGTCAGTCAGATTTTCGAGTGCTTCGAGCGACACTTCCGGCAGCGTGCTCACGTCGCCCTCGATGTACGGCACACGCGGCAATTCCTGATAGCCGTGGACATAATCCTGTCCGGCGATGCCTGTGCGCTCGACCGGCGTTGCCGACACGGTCAGGTTGCCTTTGAGCGGCAACATGCCGCCGTCATACTTCAGATAAGCTGTGCCTGCGAAGGGTCCTTGCGGCATGGTGCTCTCCTACTTCGGGGTGAACAGTGTGTTGCGATGATCGAGGATCGCGGCAACCTTATAATCGGGAAGCAACTGCAGAATATCCTCGCGCATTTTGTCGTTGAGGGTTTCGATCAGCATCGGGGGGATGTTCTGTCTGATTGTCGCCATCGCACCTTTTAATACAGAAAGCTCGTGCAGTTCCACGTCAATTTTGATGGCCCCGACATTTGCAAACTTAAAGTCGTCAATCCGCACAACGTCAACCGTCAGACCATCGGTATGGCCCTTGATCCCGGCCTCCAGCGATGCCCCGGTTGTCAGCGGCGTATGTCGGCTGAAGTGCAGGTCGGCAGTCCCAGAATAATCCGACACCGCCGCCCGATGGCGTTCGACGCTGACCTTGTTCACATCCGCGTTTATCCCAAGTCGCCAGTGATTTGCGGGCATCGGCTCAAACGCAATCGGCTTTGCGCCGCGCATCGCCGCAATGATCGAGAACAGGCCGGTGTACGCGCCAATGTCGAGCGCGATCATTTCCGGCTTCACCATTGCGGCCCACGCCTTCAGGCTTTCCGGCTCGAAACCGTCGCCATTGCTGATGTGGATCGCCTGCCGGTCGTTGTCCTCGATGATTTTGATCTTCAGATCGTCAACGCCGATGATCATGACCATGCCTGCTGCACCCACGGTATCGGACAGTTGTGCGGCTTATGCCTGCCACCGAAGTTGATGATCGCCGCCTTCGGAGGCACACCGGCCAACTGTCTGTAATTGCAAAAGAAACCACTCGGCAAGAGCTTCTGTAGATAGGCCGCTGCCGGATACAATTCCTCGATGCACGCCTGATCACCATAGCGCGCGTGCTTCGACATCAGCGCATCGCGTCGGCCATCGAACCGTCGCCAGATAAACCCGGCCTGCCCGCCGCCGATCACCATCACGCTCGAATTGTACCTGCAGGGGTACTGCGGATTGACTGACCGCCGCGTATAATTCTCGCAGATTGCGAATTCGCCAGCGACATTGGCCAGCGGCACAATGCTGTTGATGACGACACTATCGAGGTCGAGATAGACGACCTTCCTGTCGCCGCGCCATTCCGGGGCAAACAGCATCATCTTGCCCCACCACCCCTGCAGCCCGATTTGACCTATGTCAACGAACGCTATGCCATCGCACCGATCTGGCTGATCGGTCAGGCAGATCATCGTGTATTGACGGTCGAGGTGCCGCGCGACCATGTTGCGCAACCGGATGACGTACTCCATCCCGTACATTTGTCCGGTGCGGACGCAGGCCACAATCAGGTCATTTGCCATAATTGTAGAACCACGCCAGCATCCGGTCCGCGACTTTGCCCCACGTCTGCTCGCGCGCGATCTTCGCTGACTGCCAAAAGTCAATGTGATCGAGGATCGCGCCCCACGGTGCCCGCACACCCTGATACTGAATGTTGCGGATCGTATCGAGCCGGTCTTGATAGACCAGCCCGCTTGATGCGGCGACCGTCGCGCCGCAGTAGGCCAACTCCAGACAGGTCAGGCCGACGCTCTCCTTGTGTGTCACGACATAGACGCTCGTCTGCCGGTATTCGGTGCAGATGTCCTCGAACGGGACATGCTTGCGGTCGAACGGCCTGAAGGACGGATTGCGGATGTCGATGTCCTCTGCGCCGCCATTGACCAGCCGCCGCAACCGGATCGAGCGATAGCGTTCCTGCCAGCCGCCGAACCGGGCGAACGTCACCGCGTCGATTGTCACCGCTTCGGTGATGTCTGGCGTGCCCTGCTTGTAGTACGGATGATCAATGAGAACGCGAAGCTCGCCGCGCTTCTGATCCGGGTACAGAAGCTCCGGGTCCGCTGCCCATCCGATATAGTGGTTTGTCTTTTGATAGCGGCCCCAATCGCGCGTGCGCGTGGCATCGTCCCTGAACATGAAATTGCAATCGACGCCCGCCATGTGTTGCATCAGGTACTCATGCACGAGGCCATCATGCATCTGTGTGACTGCGCCTTTGACTTTGCCGGACAGGATCGCCGCACAGCCGACCGGCATGTGCGTGAAGTAGCGCAGGCCAAGGGCCAGCACATGATCGCAGCCCTGCGGGTTCACGTCCGCAAAATAAGTTAGCGGATCAGAGGGCTTGTTCTCGATGAAGTGCAGTTCGACGCCGCGCTTGCGCAATTCGCGCATCAGATAGAACGCCTGCACGCCAGTAAAATTCTTGACCTTGCGACGATCCTGAATGTCGGGTCCGACCACGAGCAGCTTCATGTGCCGCAACTGTCCAACTCGGCACGCCACTCATCAGCAAACGCATCGTGCTCGTGACCGGCCATGTTTGGCGTTCCTGTCGTGAAATGTACGAGCTTTGCAGAGGGATCGTGCGGGACTTCACCAACGAGATGGTTCCAGCGCGAATCAAGCTCGCCAATGTCATTGTCGTCAAGCCATGTGAACTGATGCAGCCATAGGCCGCGCTCACGATTGATCACGTCCGGCGTCAGTTTGCGCGTTTTTGGATGATCGCAATTCCACAACACCACGCTCGACCAGTTCTTGCGTGCATAGGCGGTCTGTATCTGTCCGTCCATTTTCACCGTGCTACTCGGCTGATGATTGTGCTTCACCACCATGCACGCCTTCGTTTTGTCGGCGCACGCCAGCAATTCCATCAGGTCAGCGCGCGCCATGACATCGGCGTCCGCAAACACCGCCAGTCCGCGCTGCTGCAGATGCGGGACCAAAAAACGGCTGATGGCGAACTCAGTCGCCATCGGTGCCTGCGAGATGACATCCCACAGCCTGCCGTCGCGCACCTCTGTCGGCCTGCTGTATAGCCCGCGCGATTTCAACTGACTGAGTACCAAGCCTTTTAGCTTGACGGGTTTTGACAGCCGCCGCCGTATCGAGCGCAGCGCCACAGCAAAGCCTTCTGTCTCCGCTGGCCTCTCATCGAAGCCAATCCAGATTGTCGGGATGGCTTCTGGTGTAGCCATTCACAGGCCCCCATTGCCCCGAACAAACTCGACGCCATCTTCCAGCGGCATTGTCGGGAAGCAGGTGATGCCGGAATTCGGGCAGGCGTTGATGACGCGAATGTTATTGTCATTCAGGTACGGCAGATAGCTGTCGAAGTGCTTCGACCACTCCAGCCAGTTCGCCGCGCTCTGCGCCATCTTGCGTTTATAATGCTGATCGTTGTGCCGCATCGGTACGCCGCTGACCATGTGGCCGACAGCGGTGTCAGGATTGTAATCGAAACCGAACAGCCCAATTTCCTTGGCGCGTTTGTGCAGCGCGATCTGCAGTGCCCCATAGCCGGACGTGCCGCCGCCGTAAATTTCACCGGGGCTTTCCGAGATACCTTCACCCTCCAGCCGCCGCAGGAATGTGACGTTTGACGATGGCGGCGGGCCGGTCTTGTCGAGTTGCTCGACCGGTACAGCCCAATAGACCCGGCTCTGCACGTTTGCGAGCTTGTCACGCCAGTCCATGTAGCGCGGCATGTCGAGACCAAAGCCTGCGTCAGCCCACGGAATATCGAAGATCGTGCCCTTGACGGCGAGAACGTGCGCGCCGCGCAATCGCTCGAAGTCAAAGCCAATCAGCGACGTGCCGCCAGCGACGATTGCGACCGGCCTGTCGTTCCAGAACGGTGAGGTGATCTTGCCGTAGAATTCCACGCCGTATCTCCACAAAAGAACAGGCCCGCATCGTTGCCAAAAGCGATGCGGGCCTGCAAGCGGTCAGTGCGTGTCTTATCTACGCTTCGGTCCGGCCTGACTTTCGCCGGGGGCGTAGTACCAGCCTTCATCGGTGTTGATACCCCACCCGCCGCCCTCTGGAGCCTTTTTGACGGTCAAGGTGACTGACAAGCCGGGGCCTTCCTCAACCGGAGGCGGCTGATCGACTGGCGGCAGCACAATCGGATGCTCCGGGTGTGGCAAATCACCCGGCAAGGTGTGGTCGGGGTGCGGTGGCGCACCGGGACCTCCCGGCATCGGACCGCCGCCGACTTGCAGACCAGTGATCCAAGCGTAGCCGACAATCGTTGCCGGATACGGCTTGACGCTCTTGTCGCGCGGATAGACGGTAACCTGCATTGAAACGGGCACTTGCATAGAAATCCTCCTTTGTTTGTCTCAAGGTGATAGCACGCCTTCATCACGTTGCGATGGCGGTATCGACCCCACGATTGTATTGCAAGCGGAATTGCGCGAGCACAGCGAAAATCCGCAACTGATTGATGAGGTCGGGCGGGTACAGAACATTGACCCTGTTCGGATCGTTCGGATCACGCTCGACAATCAGATTTGCCTTGAACGCCTGCGCATTCTCGACACGCCCCAAGAATTCATCGAAGCGATACTGCGCGATGAGTTCCGCCTTGATGATCTTCGGCGTGACGATAGCCTGACCAGCACCGAAGCGGGTGCCGTCATCAGCCAGCTTGTGACGCGGATATTTCGATGTGATCGCATGACGTTGCGAGCGGAACAGCGCCGCCAAGGTGGCGAGCGTCGGGACAAGCTCGTAGGCATCATCCCCTTGTCCGTACAGGTTCTTTTGATATGTCGTGCTCTCCCGCTTGATCGCCGGGATGTTGTCGGCATTGATCGCCTGAGTTGCGATGCCGACCCACGACAAATCGTTCATCATCCGCATGGTGAACCGCTGATGGCGCGGTGCCGGTAGACATCCCTCCATCGCAAGCGTCTGCAGCGGTCGAGCCGGATCATTGACCAGCGCGCGTGCAGCCTTGGCTGTATAGGCTGCGGCCCAACACCATGCCGGTGTTGGAGAATTTGCCTCCACGCCCATGATCGAGACGACGCCGGAATTGTTGCTCGGCCCGTACTGCAATAGACTGCTATAGCCAGCCTGATCGCCCTGGGTCTCGGTGCCGTGCTTTGCCGCGAACACATGACCGTAAAGCTGGCGCATCCAGCCCCACCGTCCGTTGTCGCTGAACCCGTACTCCATCTCGATTAGATTGAGCGAGTTGCTGTCGGTGAAGCCCATAGCAACGTACTCGTAAGGCTCATCGCCCATGTTGGTGATCGCCTGACTGATGTCCGGCGTCCCGGTGCCGCCAGACAGCTTGTGCGACGGCAGCGTGATCGTCAGACCGATTGGCACCTGCTCTGCCGCCAGCGCGCCGCCGTAGGCAAAGCGGATGTCGATGTCGTTGCCAATCTCACCTTTAAATTTTGCGGTGACATGGACAATCGGATCGCCGCTCGTGGCCTGCGTAAGTGTGACCGGCATCGACAGGTCCTTGTTGACCGCCGCAACGATGTTCGATGCGACAACGCCGGGAGCCTCTCCCACCTGCACGAGCACCGGCACCATGCGACCGGCGATGTAGACCGGCAGCGTGCCAGCCGCAGTCGCAGGCGTTGCAATGGTGAATTGCCCGCTTGCCGCCACGCCGGAAGCGGGTTCCTCAATCGGAATGCCCCAAAGCTCCTGCGCAAAATTGTTGCGCAGGAAGTATTCGGCCATGCCGTCAAGCTGTGAGCCATAGCCGAACAGGAGCCGCGCATCGGCCTGCGATGCAATCGGGACAGGAACGTCTTTTGGTGCTGTGCCGGTCGGCAGCTTGTAGCCGATCAAAAGCGACGGCAACCGCGAGCGCGGATATCCGGCCATGCTTGGATCGACCTCGACCCAGTAAAGCGGCATCCGCCAATTTGCGGGGATTTGATTAAAGGATACAGGCATCGTCGTGGCTCCTTTCATGAGCCGGGGGTGGTGCGGGTCCTGCCCGCGTTAAGTGTCGCTCTCTATGTCGTACTCTCGATCCAGTTGCGGCGTGCCCGCATCGGCATGCGCCTTGTCGGGGAATTGCGTGGTGATGTGAATGTGCTCCAACCAGTCGGGCACGGCAGGCGGGAAGTAGCTGCTGAATTCCATCGTCATCTCGACCCTGATTTCAAACAGCGTTGTTTCCCCCACCTTGGCATACTGCGAAACACGGTCCATCGCGGTGATGCCTTCGGTAAGCCCGATGAAATCGGGGCTTGTCAGCAGGATGTCGTCAATCTCCGACATCATGTTTTCAAGCGGATAGAGCATATTCTGCTCATCAGTCTCGGCATGCACCGCGCCGGAAAACCCCAATGTCAGTTGATGCTTGAACCTCGGCTCGGCATGATTGGCGTGCTCATCCTGTTCGCGCCGCTCGCGCAGAATGTGTACTGCCAGTATCGGCAGATCACCCGGTGTCACCTGCAGCATCGGCGTGTTGCGATAGGTCTTGAAGCGCGTGCCAAAACCTTCCTGCAACAGGGCCATCGCTTTTGTCTGAATTTTGCTGGCGTAGTGGCTCATGGCGGTTCCTTTGTACGCAGCAATAAGGTCGCGCCACCTTGCCCGTCGAGGTCGCTGTCACCAATCCAATACTTCATGCCGAATGCCGGATGCCGCTGGTCGATGATTTCGACAATGTCGCCGCGATCTGGCGGAATGTCGAAGTCACGCAGCCGGATGCCCAACGAAGTCTGCTGATCGGAAAAGATCGTTTCGTCCTGCATGACCACGTCAACGGGCGCGGATGAATAGATGCCGCGCGCGATCACAGGCGCGGCTTCCGGCTTTGTCTGCGCCAGCGTGAATTTGACGAGGATCGAAAAAATGTCCTCGCATGGATTAAGCACCAATGCGTCGAAGTCGATCATGCGGGCACCTTGCATTCGACATGCGACCACAGCGACACCGCATCGCCCATCGTTGACGTAACGGTCGCGGTCAGGACGTAGATTACTCCCGGCAGCATTCCAGTCACCCGCTGCGTTGTCTTTGTGCCAAGATAAACAGGCGGCTCACTGATGCGGCTGGCGGCGTCCGGGTCTGACTGTTGACTTCTGTTAGAGACGGAGCAGACCCAAGCTACCGACGCGATGCTGTCACCCGGCTGCAGGTCATTGACGAAGTCGAACGAGTATCGTTCGCTCTCGCCAGTGTCCGATGGATCGAAGTCCCTGCCGACATACATCACGCATCCTCCAGACTTCTGACGCGCGTGCCATAGTTGTTGATGAATTCGCGCGGACGCCTGACCGGATAGCGAAGCATGCGGACCCGTTTGCCGCCCTGAAGTTCGCGCACGCGGTGATCCGCGCTGCGCAGGATGTGGCCATCAGCTTCTTCAATGTCTGGCGGGGCAGATGTCATGAAGGCGGCATCGGCGGCTTCGGTGGCGGCGAACACCCCCTGCGTTGAAACATCCGCCACAATATCGGTGCTGTCCGGGGCTTCGCCTGTCTGCATGACGGCGTTGTTAATCGTCTCGCCCGCCAGCGCGATATTGTCGGCGGCTTCGGTCGCCGCCAAGCTGCCGGTCGTTGCCATCGGCGCGGTGAAGGCAGCGGTGTCGGCAGCTTCGGTCGCGGCTAATGCGGCCAGCCAGCGCGTCTGTCCGGCCATGACGGCTGTGTCCGCCGTCTCGCCTGCGGCCAGCGGTCCAGTCGATGTCACCTGTGCTGCAACCGCAGCGGTGTCCGCCGCCTCGGTCGCGGCCAGCGTGCCGCCGATACCAGCACCGACAATCGAGCCGCCGCCCGCGTAACTGTCTGCCACCTCGGTCACGGCCAAAGTGCCGATACCGTAGATGCCCGCCGTGATGGCAATGCTGTCCGCCGCTTCCGTCGCAACGATCACGCCGGTCGCAACGATGCCGCCGCTCATCGCAGCAGCATCGGCAACCTCACCTACTGCCAGCGTGCCGGTTGCGACAATGCCGCCGCTGATAGCCGCGCCATCTGCCGTCTCGCCTGCTGCAAGGGTCGCCAGCCAGCGCGCCTGCGCGCTAACGGATGCTGTGTCGGCGGCTTCCGGGGCGCTGAGAGTGCCGGTGCCGATGGTGCCGCCGTTCATCGCGGCGGCATCAACGGCCTCGCTGACTGCCAGATCGCCGGACACCGGGACAAGGACCGCGCCATCGAATGCCGCCGTGTCTACACTCTCATTGCTCGCCAGCGTGCCGGTGAGTTCGGGCCATGCGACAGCCCCGGCCATTGCCGCGCCGTCAGGGCTTTCCGTCCCCGCCATCGGGCCGGAAATGACCGGCAGCGTTTCCCTGAAGGCGACATAGGCGCTGGCATAGATCGCGCTGACGTATGTCGGGTCAGAGGGATCGCTGGTGGAAGATGAAATATGATGCTCGGCCCGCGCGCACATTTCACCGGTCGTGCCGGTCGTCGCGCTGTTGCCGTTCGCCCACGCGGTCCAGTTCGTCGTCGGCGTCAGGTTTGTGTTGTTGCCGACCTGAGCGGCGATACCGCGAACATTGAGCGTTGGAACGCTCGCTGTCGTAACATTGAGCGAGCCGGGATCGGCTCCGGTATTGTTGACCAGAACGCCCGGTGTTCCTTCGATCACAATCGTATTGCCCGCCGCCAGTGAGAAGTGACGAGCCGTCATTGCGCTCGCGTCGGAGTTCGTCGAACTGGTGAATGTCGCGGTGATTGTCGCACCGAGAGCAATAGCGGCGGTGGCGAGTGTGTACCAGATCGAGCATGACGCGCCCGCCTGCGCCGCCAGCGCGTTCGCGATCTGCTTTGCCTTTACCCAAGTATTTGGCGTGCCGGAATTCTGCACGCTGGCGACGGCTAGATCGTCGCCACCGTTGGCGTTGTTATCAACCGCGAGGACGACAACGACCAACTCTCCCACCGCAACTGCGGCGGCGGTTGTCAGGGCAAGGCTCACCTGATTGTTTGCAGTCGAGCCTGTCGCGCCAAGCGAGCCAAGGTCTGCAAAGGCCATTCATCGAACCTTCACGGAGAATGAGTAATCGTGCCGGAATTGATAGTCACGGTCTGCCCGCTCGAAATTGCAACCGAGTTCAGGTTGATGTCTGAACCGGATGTGCCAACAGTCAATCCAGTAACGATGACGGTGCCACCGCCATCCTTGATGCGCGCAACCGCAGCCGTCCCGGTGTTGCCCGCCGTGCCGGACTTCGGCACACCAAGCATCGTCAGCACCGCAGGGGTGCCAGCAACGCTGAAACTCGGATCACCTAGCGTGACGACGACCAGCACCGCCGCATAAGCAGCGGTGCATATTTCAAGTGTTGCCGCCGCAGCATTGGCGTCGATTGCGGTCAGCACCGCATTCATCCGCGTGGTTTGCAGTGACCCGGCATAGCTGACTGTCATTGTGACGCTCCTTCAAAGGGGGCGGCGCGGCGTTTTGACTACACGCCGCGCCAGTCGTTGTGGGCCTCTACCGCCCGCGTCCGCGAGTGTGCGGCGGTTCGGCCTGTTCGGTGCTACGGCGCGTACCGCCTTCATCTTCGGCACTGCGGCGCGTGCCACCTTCATCGGCTTCCTGCGTCTCCAGAATTGCAGGTGCCGAACCGGTAACGGTGCCGCGTTGCAGAACGGCAGGCTTCGTACAGATGTTGAGCGCGTTCATCTGCGTGTCGAAGTTGATGCCCTTGTCGTTCGGCATCGGATACTGCTTCACATAACGGGGCTTGCCCATCGTGTTGACAGTCTCGATGTAGTCGGCTGGTGCCCAAAATGTCGCGAACAAACTCGGCACGCCGGTCGGATAGAAGTAGCAGGCGTTGGCCTCGACCATCGGCACCGTGCCGACATAGCCGCGATAGTTCGTCCATGTGATGCCGCCAAACGTGAATGCCCCCCATGTCTGCCCTGCAGTGACGTACTGCGTTGCAAGCTCACGCCCCTGCATGGATGCAATGTAGGTGCCGCGCACTTCGGCGTTCTTGACCAGCGCGTCGAAGAAGTCATCACCACAAATTGCCTCGACGCCGCTGAAAGTGTTGCCATCGAGTGCCTTGCCCACGTTGCGAACGATTGTGGCGCACAGCAACCGGAAGGACCCATCATTCGCGGTCGAGCCAAGGTTCATGTTGATGACGGTCGGCACCGGAATGCCGTACTCGGCATAGAGGTCGAGCGTGGTGCCATCCGCATAGGTGACGACGCCCTTGATCGCCCCGACACGCGCGTGCTCCAGCGTGTATTCGAGCGACTGACCGGACTGCTGCATCCGCTCACCGACTTTTGTCATCACGCTTTCGACTGCGTCCTCGGAGCCAAAAGCGCGGACGCCCTGCACTTCCTCGGCCATGACAGCATCGTTGATTTCAAAATGCGGCACGATCAGCATCCGCATGTTGCGCCGCGCACGCGGCATGGTGCGACCGGGACCGCCGCGCGGTGACGGAGCGATCAGGGTCAGCGTGTTGTTCTTTTCCTCGATGCTCACCGCCGTCACGGCGATGG